GCCTTTTCTCTTTCGAGAGTTTTAAGACGTTAGAAACATCTTATAGTTCACTAGATGGCGACTAACACCTCTAGCAGTACTGCCCCTTGGGGGGATGGTGACGTACTGTCACTCGCGATGTTCCCCGGAACATCAATACTTCGGTATATGAATACCGATAAAAAGCTGGTCGCGAAAGGCCAGTTTGGAGCTCACCGTGGTGAGCACTTGTGCAAGTGCACAAAAGATAAGAGACATAGGAGTCTCTTTGATGTGAACATGTTGTTCACTGCCAACAATTTGTTGGGTACTCTGGATTGTCCAGAGATAGATGTCTGCTTTAATGCAGAAAACATCTGGGAGTGTAAACTCCCACGCGAGATCACAGGTCTCGATAAACGGGTAAAGTTTGAAAATTTACCCAGCGTTAGGGTAGCTTTACGCACCCTAAAACGTGGTACATATTGGTACCACCAACTTCTTCATAAGAAGAGGAAGGATCCTAAGGATCCAAAAAGAACTGAAAAGTTCAAGGCTTCTCTATTCCAGAGAAGAATGGCCCGTCTCCTGGCGGGCTTCTCCAGTCCCGAAGGGACTGAACCATTTCATGTCGTGAAAGACATGAAGGTTTCTGCACAAGCTGTGCAGCGTTTCCGTAGCATTCTTGCTACGGTAGATGGTTTGCTAATGCAAACCGTTTTGGCATTCCCTGGGGATGCCCGTGTCCAGAACTGGACAAGGATCGATCAGATCCAGCGATCCATGATCGCAAATTTACTTGTCGATTACTTTCGACATGATGATCCAGAACGGATCTCGACCTTTGAGAAGGTCAAAAGTGTCCGCAAGGACATAAAGATGCATGGGTTCAACCCTGCATCATCACTCGACAAAGTCGAGGTGCCGAGAGAAATTTCGGCTATGAAGGTTCTTGTGAACCTTGTAGATCGGGGTAACACCCCGATGCATTACCTACAGGTAATGCTTCTCTCGCAAACGCGAGCATCGGGGGTTCCCCCGAAGTCAGTGTATACAAAGACACTGAATAAAACGAAGGCGATCTTGCAGACGCCTTCTGATATCTATCTCTATCGCGAGATAGAAGGGCCTTTGACTAAGGCCGTTGATCACCTTTACAGTGATCTACTTACTCGGTTGGGTTCAACCGAGCAACGGGACCGTTTCTTCGAAACGGTTATGAGGGAGAGTAAAATCTCCCTATCCGACAGTGGTGAGTTTTTCACCACCACTGATTCAGGCGGCAAATTGGAAGCCGCTCGCCGTATTCTACGGCTAAATCCGGAAATTCCGGAAATTAATTTGCACACAGGTGCAAATACAGGTCGGATTCTCCGATCAGATTCCCCGATAGGGGAAAGATTATTCCACTGGGCTTGTGGAAAATTCCAGGACAGAAAGTCCTGTTATAAGGCAAACAATATGTGTTGCCGTATATCCCTAGTCGCTGAACTGGGGAAGTATAGGACCATTACTGTGTCCTCCTTGCAGCATGCGCTGCTTTTACACCCATTTTCACATATGGGTCTTAAGATTCTTGAGGCTTTGCCCTCAAGTCAAAGCGGTGTTGGAGCCGCCAATCACTCTTGGAATTTCTTCAAGAGATTATCGCACAAGAATCCGAGTGCGAGTTTTATCTTCGATGAGAAGATACAGACATCGGTCTACTCGACCGATTGGGAAACGGCCACAGACTACTGTGACCCTTACATCGCCGGTGCGATGCTAAATAGGCTATCAGAGGCCTTAGGTGTACCGAAATGGTACAGACAAACAATGCTCTTTGCATTGACCGCTCCACGTCAAGTGGAGACAATTGACAGGAACGGAGTTCCTGAATTATCGTTTTTCACAAAACGAGGGGTCCTGATGGGGGACCCAGTTACTAAGGTGGTACTCCACCTCTACCATTTGGTAGGCCGCCGGTTGGCGGGTAACCTCATGTATGAGGTTTTTATTGATCGAGTTCTCGATCAAGAGAGTTCCGATGAGGAACAAGAGGCTTAGCCTCCTTCGTTATTTAGACGACTCGTGTTGCTCCGCTGTGAGTAACAAACCTAGTAAACCAGATTTACTACCAGCAGACCGAGAGGTCGAAGCACGACTGCTTTTGATGTGAACATGTTGTTCACTGCCAACAATTTGTTGGGTACTCTGGATTGTCCAGAGATAGATGTCTGCTTTAATGCAGAAAACATCTGGGAGTGTAAACTCCCACGCG